AAACTTCAATGTCTACGGGGCTGACAAGGGCAAGGGAAGCGTGAAGGACGGAATCGACTTTGTGAAGCGACAGGATATCCGGATCACGAATGACAGCGTGAACTTAATCAAGGAAAAGCAATCCTATAAATATCGTGAAGACAAGGACGGCAACGTCATGGATGAGCCGGTCAAGTTTGCCGACCATCTCATGGATGCCGAAAGATACGCAATCAAGACCCATTCCAACGCGGTGACCCCGCAGATTGTGATTCTATGAAACTGAAACGAAGCATTGAATATGAACTGACGGAACTTGAGGTCAAGAACTACATCGATGCAAAGACCGACCAGATGCTTGACGAAATATTGAATCTGTTTCCGCTGATTGATGAGGTTGATTTATCGTTACAGATTGACTATGCGGAGGCAGAAACGACATGATTAGAGGCGATGCCATTTGAATATAATCGACACAGTAAGAAATATCGGACAGAATATTTTTAAGGGACAGGGCGGTATCAAGAATATCTTTTTATCTAACTGGCAATATAACCATGAACTCTTAACCGAAGATGACAAGACCAAACAGCTGCAGGCGTATAAAAGCTGGGTCTACATCTTTGCCAACAAGAACGCTATATCGGTTGCACAGACGCCGTTACGGCTCTATATAGCCAAGCCGGAGAAGACCAGCAAAGTTTATACACGCTCACGGATGCTGTCACCGGAAAAGAAAAAATATCTCTATGATAACGCCGGACTTGATACCTATTTACGCAAGGCAGCCGATATTGAGGAGATAGAGGAACACAGACTGCTCGACCTTTTTCACCATGTCAATCCATTTATGAACCAGTTTGAACTAAAAGAGATGACTGACTTACAGCAGGAGTTGTGTGGCAATTCGTACTGGTATATCGCTACCGACCAGATGGGTGTACCAGGTCAAATCTTTTTCGTACCGCCCGATAAGATGAAGGTCATTCCCGATAAGAAAGACTGGATACAGGGATATGTATTCAAGAACTCCACCGATGAAGTTTATTACAAGCCGAACGAAATCATTCATTTTAAATTTCCCGATCCCAAGAACGACTACTATGGACTGTCGCCGGTCATGGCACTGGCACGCACTTATAATTTAATAATTGACATGGAAATCTACCAGGATAATTTTCTCGATAACCAGGGGATTCCGTCAGGGATATTGACCAGCGATGTCAATCTTACACCGGATCAGATTAGCCAGATGAGCGAGCAATGGAATCAGAAGTACATGGGAACGAAGAAGGCAGGTAAGACTGCTATTTTAGGCGGTGGGCTAAAATATACGCCGATCACTATATCACCGAAGGATATGGGAGTCCTTGCTGATGACAAGAATGCAAAGGAAAAGCTATGTAACGCCTATGGGCAGTCACTGGGACTCTACAGCGAGAACGCTACCGAAGCCAATGCCAATATTGCTTATATGTCATTCATGAGGGATGCTATCCGTCCACGACTGCGGCGGATGGAACAGAAGATCAATGAACAGCTATGTTCTCGCTTTGATGAGAACATATTCGTGGCCTTTGACAATCCTGTTCCCGAAGACCGTGAGTACCTGCTGAAGAAGCGTGAAAGCGATTTGAAGAATTTCGTCATGAGCGTAAACGAGGCAAGGGAAGAAGAAGGCAAAGAGCCGGTCAAGTGGGGTGATGTGCCGCTTGTGCCGTTTAATATTATGCCGTTAGGAAGCAGTCCGGTAATTCCGGAAGGCTCAAACGAAAGCGAAAAGTCTATCGATGATGATTATGAGGAGAAGGTTAACAGGGCAAGAGATAAATATGCTGAATTGTTTATCAAGCGGATTGATCCGATGGAAGCCAGAATAAAGCCGGAGATAAACAAAGTTTTTGATGAACAGGAACAGGAAGCACAGCGATTATTAAGACAGTCCAAGTCTATTACTAAAAATCCCATAAATGTTATCAACTTACCCAAGACGAAAAAAGAGCTTGAACGCTGGGCGAAGATGCTGATTCCATTTTTGACCGAAGTGTTACGGATCAACGGAAATGAAATCATGACCGATTTAGGCATCACGACTGATTTTGATGTAACCAATCCCAGAGTGACAGAATGGATCCGTAATCATGGGGCTGAAATGGTGAAAAACATATCCGAAACGACAAGGGATATGCTGAAGGTCACGTTAGAGGAAGGCATAAAGAATGGTGAGAGCATACCGAAGTTGAGCAAAAGGATTGCCGATGTCTATGGACAGGCGAAGGATTACCGGACTGACCGAATAGCCAGAACTGAAACAGCCGCAGCATCCAACAAGGGAACATTAGAAGCCTACCAGCAGAGCGGAGTTGTGGAAAAGAAGGAATGGATTACCGCTATGGATGAACGGACTTGTGAGGAATGCGCCCCGATGCACGGCGAGATTGTTAATCTCAATAATAATTTCAGTTGCGGTGTTGATAATCCTCCTCTTCATGTCAATTGCCGTTGCACGATTGCAGCCGTCCTCACTAAAGGCATCCGTTCATATCAAAGTTTAATTGATGATATGGGGAGGCAATAGATTGATTGATACAGAAAGCCATTTATGGAATGTATCAAGACGTGGGGGCAGTACCCACCCTCTCCACCATACTTATTTAGATAAGTTAATGGAAGATGAGCAATTCAAAAGGATATTCAATAAGGAATATCAGAAATTGCTGGAAGATATCAAGACGAAAAGAGGTGGCTATGAATGGAATATATTACACAGCGACTGAAGCTGAAGGACGTATATCCAGATAGAGCCAGAGAGATTGCGAAGAAGTATAAGAAGAAAGCCGACGATATCGAGCTGATCCGTAAAGGGGTTACACCGAGCGAGGTGAAGGCAGCACCGGAGGAGAACGCTATCGTCAGCTATATCACGACCAAGACCAAAGACCGTGATAATGAGATTGTCGATCCCGAAGGTGCAATACTGGACGATTACCGGAAGAATCCGGTGGTCTTATGGGGACACAATTATTCAGCCCGTGAACTTCCGTTAGGCAAGAATCTGTGGATTAAGCAGGACGAAAAAGGTCTTATTGCCAAAACACAGTATTATCTCAAAGACAATTTTGCCAAGCGGGTTTATGAATACCGCAAGGACGGCTTTCCATTGGCTGAATCAATCGGCTTTATCCCTTTAGACTGGGAAGACTTTGACGAGAAGAAGGCAGCCGATAATGACGGGGCAAGGCGAAAGTATAATAAATGGCTGTTACTGGAATACTCTGATGTTGTAGTGCCGTCCAATCCTGATGCAGTGGCGATTGCCATGAAACAGGGGCTGGTGACAGAGGAACAGGCAAAAGAATTAATGGTTGAGTTACCGGAGGACCTTCCGGAAGAAAAAGAGATAGAAATTGAGGATGTTGCAGATGATGCAACAACTAATGAATCAACTGAAGTTAAATTAGAAGATAGTGAACCAGACAACGAATCAGTTACCGAGGAAAACTCGGAAGTTAAGATAGAAAAAGTTGAATCAAGTTCAGAAGAATGGTCAACAGCAGAAGAAGAAAAGGAAGTTACCAAGCCGGAAGTAACCGAAAATTATATCCGTATTCCTGTATCCGGTGAGGAAGGCAAACATGACGGACACAAGATAAGAACGATTGACATCTCGAAGGAAAAAGGAATCAAGGCCTTATATTGTGTTGACTGCAAAAAGAATATTACTTACTTATTCGATAAGGAAAAGTGGACGATGGACACGGCCAAAGAATGGATGGCAGGTCATAAGGATATTGAGGCGGAAGTGGAAAAGGAAGAATCAGAAACACAATCGGAAACACAACCAGATATTCAATCGGATACTCAATCGGAAGAAGAACCGAAGGCTTTTACCATTGACGAAGTCTATAACATCATTGATGAGAACAAGCGCCTGCGGACTGCCTATGAAATCCTGAAACAGCAGAATGAATTGCTGCATCTCAAATCCGGCGTCGTTCTCAATAAGCAGAATAAGAGTGATTTGAAACAGGCGCAGGAACTGATTCAGCGAGTCCTGGATTCAGCAGAGAAGGAAGAGCTAGAAGAAGAAAAGCAGCAATATAACTGCGAATGTATCGAGTGCGGTCATCAGATGGTATCAGACGATCATTGCAAGGATATCAAATGTCCAAAGTGCGGCGGCGAGATGCGAAGGGTGGAAAGACCTGGTCCTGGAACTCGAATGATCGAGCTTGAGGAAAAGGAAGTTGAACTGCCAGAATCATTACCGGAGAGAGCCAAGCCAAAAGCTGAACCGGACAAGATTGAATTTGATAAAAAGTTTGTTAATGATCTGATTCACGAAGTCAGCGAATTATTAAAATTGGATTCCGGCAATGACGATAAGCTGATCGGTGAATATAAAGAGAATACGAATATTGAAAGAAAGAAAGCGTTAGGGAAAGTTTTATAAATTCCCTATCTTAAAGGGTTATCAGGTAAAATGACTGTTTTAGCTGGAGATATGCCTCGTCATATCAGGTGGAAAAACGCTTTTACTGGGGATAGCTATTAACATCACATAAAGGAGTGATACATAATGGCTACAGTAAGTTATGAGCAACTGAAAGAAGACCTTTTGACTTCTGTCAAGGAATTGCAGCAAAAGCGTGACGAAGAACGTGATGCCAAGTTACGTAAAGAATTGGATGATATGGCAGAGCAGCAAAAGGCACAATTAGAAGAAATGAAGAAAGTCGAGAGCCGTAAGATTGCAGCCGGTGAAGCCGAAAAGGATAGAGACCTGAAATGGGGCTTCAAGAATCTGACCGACTTCACCCGTGCCGTATTCAGGGCAGGGGCAGGCAAGACTGACGAAAGGCTGTTTAATCTCGAACAGAAGGCGGCCGGCGACGGTCTTGAGGTTGGCGATTCTGATGAGGGCGGTTTTCTTGTACCGACTGAATTCCGCAGACAATTGATTGCCGATGCAATTGAGAAGTCCAACTTTATCAATCGCTGTACTGTAATCCCGATGGCTACCAACAGTATATCATTACCCTACATCAAGGACACTTCCCATGCAAGCAGCGTGTTTGGCGGGGTAGTCATGTACTGGACAGCAGAAGAAGGGTCTATCACCTCAAGCAAACCTTCACTCGGATTGATCACCCTGACATTGAAAAAGCTGGCTGGAATGTGCTATGCGACACCGGAATTATTAGAGGATTCACCAATCTCTGTTGAGCCCTTAATCCGGAACTGGTTTACTGATGCAATGGCGTGGACGATTGACGGCGTGATACTGGACGGCAACGGAAGCGGAAAGCCTCTTGGCATATTGAATGCTCCATGTCTGGTAAGTGTTAGTAAGGAAAGCGGACAGGATGCCGATACGATT